TATGTTAAAACTAGACTAGGTGATGGCATGATCGAAGTTGAACTTGATCCCAAGCATTTAGAAAATGCATTTGTTACATCTGTTGACAAATTTAGACAAAGATCTAGTAATGCAGTCGAAGAATCTTATGGTTTTGTAGAATTACAAAAAGATCAAACACAATATACTCTTCCAGCAGAAGTTATTAATGTGTCAAGGATCTATAGAAGAACAGTGGGTGGAGCATCTTCGTCAGAAGGCGGCACAACATTTGATCCTTTTGAATTGGCTTACACCAATGTATATCTTTTACAAACAGGAAGAATTGGCGGACTGGCCACATATGATATGTTTGCAGGATATCAAGAATTGGTTGCAAGAATGTTTGGTGGATTCATCAACTTTAAATATGATCAACCAACAAGAAGATTACAAATTTTCAGAAGACAGCGAGCCAAAGAAATTGTTTTGATTGAACAATCTAATTTTCGACCAGACTTTATTTTACTAGCGGACATATATGCAAAGCCATGGATAAGAGAATACACACTGGCTGTTGCCAAATACACACTAGGCGAAGCAAGATCAAAGTTTCAAACCATTGCAGGGCCACAAGGTGGTGCAGGACTAAATGGTGATGCTTTAAAAAATGAAGCAATCAACGAAATGACCAAACTCGAGCAAGAAATTGGCAACTATGCTGAAGGTGGCACACCTTTATCATTTACAATCGGATAAACTTTCTATATAATACATTTATGATCATAGGCATATGTGGACTGATAGGCTCAGGCAAAGGCACTGTGGCAGACACTCTGGTTACAACATATGGCTTTCAAAAACTATCGTTTGCAGACAAACTGAAAGATGCAGTATCAGAAATGTTTGAATGGCCAAGACAAATGTTGGAGGGAAAAACTCCACAGTCAAGAGATTGGCGTGAAAGGCCAGATGCTTTTTGGACCACTGAAATAGGCAAAGAAATCACTCCAAGACATGTACTACAAGTATTTGGAACCGAGTGCATGCGGCAAGGATTTTTTGACGGCATATGGGTCAGTCTAGTTAAGAAAAAAATACAAGACAATCCTAAAACAAATTGGGTCCTACCCGACACAAGATTTCCAAATGAAGTGGACATGATCAAGTCAGTAGGTGGTGATGTATGGTGTATACAGAGAGGCCAAAATCCTATTTGGTTTGAAGATTACAAGAACAACAAAGTAAAACCTATTGATGTTCATCCATCGGAGTGGGCATGGGCACATTCAAAGTTTGATCATGTAATTGATAACAATGAGGGGCGAATAGAACTAGCAGAGAAAATTAATTATCTGATACAAGATCACCTTGACGCCACCCTTGTTTCTTAACATGTAATAATCTATTACAGTTTGCACAAACTGTTTTTAAGTTTCTATTGTTATTATTTGTCATGTTGCCGTCAACATAATACACATCTAGTTGATGAGGATGTTGGGCAGTAAAGCCACACATTTCACAAGATTTATTTTTAGCATATCCTGAACGTTGCCATGCTGGGGTTGTTATAGATGAGCTGTTGCTCTTCCTGATACACGCATCACATTTTTTTCTGTAATAAATTTTGTCACCACGGCGATAGTTATAGGCAGCTGGCTTGCTGTTGCATTCTTGACACAATGGTCTTTGTGATCCGTTACCATTAAGCACGCAGATATTTATAGGTACCTTTCCGGTACTCTTTATTTCCGACATTTAACTGTATAAAATCAGTCCAAGACCAATAAATATTCACAACAAGGAGTAATGACAAAATGGCTTTAATATCACCAGGAGTAGAGGTAACTGTCGTAGATGAAAGTTTCTACGTACCAGGAATACCCGGAGCGGTTCCACTAGTTGTAGTGGCAACTGGCCAAGACAAGGTGTCAGGTACTGGCACAGGCACAGCCTCAGGAACACTGAGCACAAACGCGAATCAAATATTTTTGATTTCATCACAGAGAGAATTAACACAAACTTTCGGTAACCCCGAATTTTTAACAGATGCATCAGGCACACCAATCCAAGGCTCTGAACTAAACGAATATGGACTTCAGGCAGCTTACTCCTTCCTTGGCATTGCCAACCGAGCATTTGTTATTAGAGCAAACGTAGATCTAGATGAACTAACAGGGTCAGCAAACGCACCTGGTGGCGCCCCTAATGATGGTTTCTTTTGGTTAGATCTTGCAAGTTCATCCTTTGGTATTAAAGAATGGGACGCTGGCACACAAGAGTTTACAGTAAGGACTCCTATATTCATAACTTCAACTGATAATGTTACAGGCAACGCACCAAAAGCCACACAAGGTTCAATTGATGATTATGCCATAGTAGCTACAAATCCATACAACAGATTATATTACAAAACACGTTCAAACACATGGGTACAAGTTGGTTCAGCTTCATCTGCAACCAAAGACGCATCATGGGCTTCATCACATCCAACAATTAGAGGCACAGCAACTAATCCAACACTTGCAGATGGCCAAATTACAATCAACGGAAATGTAATTGCCACAGGACAAACTGTATCAGATGCCGCTTCAGCTATCAACAGTGAAGGCATTGAAGGTGTGGCAGCCGCAGCCGTGGATGGCAAACTAGAAATTTATGGCATTCCAAGAGCAACAGGTGATGATTCATCAACCACAGCAGTTGCATCAACAATTATTATTGGTGAAGTTGGCGACAGTACTGTCAGTCCATTGACACAACTTGGTATTACTGCTGGTAGATATCATGTACCAAAAGTATTCATTGGTCAACACACAGAAGATCATGGATTTAGAACTTCAGACAGTGCACCTAAGCCTACTGGATCAGTATTCATTCAAACAACAGAACCAAACGGTGGTGCAAATGTTGTGCTTAAAAAATACAACACAACAACTGGCATATTTGAAACTGTAACATCTCCTGTTTACAAAACACAAGAACAAGCACTGCAACAACTTGATCGTGCAGGTGGTGGTGCAAGTTTGACAACTAATGATGTATTCATTCAGGTAAACTCCGGTGAAGATGAATGGGATGACTCTACAGATGAAAACGGTGAATTAGTAGACTACGTACCATTTGTAAGACTTAAAGGCGTAGGATCTGTCACAGAAATTATTTCTAATAAAATTACAACTAAAACATCTGCTGGCTTCTCAGATGGCGATGTTATAAAAATGGCAGAAACTATTCTAAACACAGGAGCAACTGCAAACACTTCATCATCAATACTAGTTGAAAGAAATGTTAGCATCGGAGGTGCAGATGCAGATGACTTTGTAACTGCTGTTAGTGCCGCTGGTTTCGAAAATGTCGAAGCTGAATATGATGCAACATCTAAAAGAATAAAACTAAGACACAAACTAGGTGGGCAAATTTATTTTTCAGACACCACAGGTGCCGCAATGGCAGACATTGGATTTGGCACTGCTAAAGCAAATTCATATGGTAGCAATTCAGATCTTACAACAGAAAAAATTGCATCATTGTTTGTTGCACCTACAGGTGACAAAGAAGACTATTCATCTACTCCAAGTTTACCAGCAACATATTCATTTGTTGCATCAAACTGGGGCCCAGTTGAAAACACACCTGATTCTGGCACAACATTTACACCAATACAGTCAGTGAATGAGCCTACTAAAGATCCAAAAGACAACCAATTATGGTTTGCAACTGCTGTTGATGAAGTTGACATTTTGATACACAACGGAACAACATGGACTGGATATCAAAATGTGTCATCAGATGCAAGAGGCTTTAACTTAGCCAACACTGATCCAAACGGTCCAATTATTTCAGCAACTGAGCCTACTACACAAACAGATGGCACAGCACTTGTTGATGGTGATCTTTGGTTAAACACATCAGAATTAGAAAACTATCCAAAACTTTACAGATATGATTCTTCACAAACATCAGGACAAGAGTTTGTGCAAATAGACAACACAGACCAAACATCACAGGATGGAATACTATTTGCAGACTTCCGTTTCCACAGCGATGGCACAAAAGATGTAATCAATGAGGTTACTTTAATCACTGATCTATTAACATCAACATATCTTGATCTTGATAAACCAGATCCAGCATTATACCCAAAAGGTATGTTAGGTTTCAACCTAAGACGTTCAGGTTACAATGTTAAGAAGTTTAGAAACAATTATTTCACAAGAACAAACTTCCCAAGTACAACATTATATCCAACACTACCTACAGAAAAAGATGCATGGGTAACAGAATCAGGACTTAAGACAGATGGCTCTCCATTTATGGGCAGAAAAGCACAGAGAAACATAATTGTTGAAGCATTAAAATCCACTGTTGAATCTACAACAGAATTAAGAGAAGAACAGCGTGAATTTAATCTATTATCAGCTCCAGGATATCCTGAACTTATAACAAACTTAGAAACATTGAATGCAGACAGAAAAGAAACTGCTTTTGTAGTTGGTGACACTCCATTTAGATTAGAGCCAAATTCAACTGCAATTACAAATTATGCAAACAACACAGCAGGAGCTGCCGACAACGGTGAAGATGGATTAGTAACAACAAATTCATTTACAGGTGTGTATTATCCTGCAGGATTTACAACAGACCTAGCAGGTGAGTCAGTGGCAGTACCAGCATCCCATATGATGTTAAGAACTATTGCATTTAATGATCAAGTAGCGTTTCCATGGTTTGCACCAGCAGGTGTTAGAAGAGGCGCAATTGATAATGCTTCATCCGTTGGTTTTATAAATTCAGAAGGTGAATTTGAGACCACAGCAGTTGCAGAAGGATTAAGAGATTCTTTACAATCTGTTAACATCAATCCAATTAGTTTTGTGACAGGATCAGGACTTGTTTGTTTTGGACAAAAAACAAGACAGTTAACTGCATCAGCACTAGATAGAGTAAACGTTGCTAGATTGGTAGCATTTACAAGACTACAATTGGATAAGATTGCAAGACCATTTATCTTTGAACCAAATGATGCACTAACAAGGAACGAAATAAAACAAGCAATTGAATCATTCTTACTTGAACTAACATCACAAAGAGCATTGTTTGACTTTGCTGTGGTATGTGACGAAACCAACAACACACCAGCAAGAATAGACAGAAATGAACTTTTTGTTGATGTCGCAATTGAACCAGTCAAAGCAGTTGAGTTCATCTTTATTCCAATTAGATTAAAGAATACAGGAGAAATAGCAGCTGGCCTTTAAAGGTACAAGTTGAATAAAAGGAGAAATGAATAGTAAATATTCATACTAGGAGATAAAACAAAATGTCAGTATCAACACTATCTAAATTTACAGTGCCACTAGCAAGTGATCAATCATCAGCCTCACAAGGCTTGTTGATGCCTAAACTACAGTATAGGTTTAGAATTATACTTGAAAATTTTGGCGTATCAACTCCTAGATCTGAAATTACAAAACAGGTTGTTGATGTAACTAGACCAAACTTAACATTTGATCAAATAACATTAGATGCATACAACTCAAGAGTTTATATGGCTGGAAAACATACATGGGATCCAATTACATTGAACGTAAGAGATGATGTAAACAATGAAGTGTCAAAACTTACTGGTGAACAGTTACAGAAACAATTTGATTTCTTTGAACAATCATCAGCTGCATCAGGCCAAGATTACAAGTTTACATCAAGAATAGAAATGCTTGATGGTGGCAATGGTGCAAATACTCCAACTGTATTAGAAACATACGAACTATTCGGATGTTACTTGGACAACGTTCAGTATGGTACACTTGCGTATGCAACTTCAGAGCCTGTACAGATTACTATGTCTATTAGATATGATAATGCAATACAAACTCCAAGAGGCACAGGCATTGGTTCTGCAGTAGCAAGAACAGTATCTACAGCAGTAACAGGCGGCGGAATTTAGTTTTAATCAAGCACTTTTTTAAAGCCATAAATATTACAAATGGCAAACTGGCGTTCTAATTTTTTAAGGCAACTACTTGGTGGAGACACCATGCGTGACTATCAACACGCGGCAAGATTATACACTGATAGAACTTTTGCACTTGCTCCAAAAAATAGATTTTTATACCATGTTGTGTTTGAAATCAATCCACTTGCAACAGGAGTATCTATAAATTCCACAGAAAAACTTGAACTAGGAATGTTGGTTAAAAGATGTGACCTGCCTTCTTACAGTTTTAATGTAGAACAAAAAAATCAGTACAATTATAAAAATTATGTACAGACAGGCATAACTTACCAACCAGTCTCAGTTGTGTTACATGACGACATGGCTGACACCGCAACTGCATTTTGGAGATCCTATTATCAACATTATATTGTTGACACAAACAGACAGGAGGGTTCATACAAAGCGGCAACATTTGGAAACACTAATACAAGGTATGATCGTTTTGGACTTGACACTGGCAACAATGAAAGATTTTTTACATCAATATCTATTTTCCAGTTAAGTAGAGGATTATTTACAGAATACAAAATGATGAATCCTGTGGTAAATGATTGGAACAATGGTTCAATGGATCAGACTGATGGAGCTGGCATCAACGAACACTCCTTTTCAATATCATATTCTGGCGTAAAGTTGAGGAACGGTGAAATAGGTGTCGACCCACAAGGCTTTGCAACTTTCCATTATGACAATACTCCATCACCAAATAGCACTGGTGGCGATTCAATATTTGGAGTGCTAGGCGGGATCACAAAGACTGCAAGTTTACTGAGTAGGGGCAACATCTTAGGAGCAGGCCTTTCTGCACTAACAACATATGAAAAAATAAAATCAGGAAAAGCCATCAGGGGATCTAGAGAAGAAATCATAGGAGTGGTTAAAGATGCCGTAAGGGCTGGCACAAACAACATTGGAGCAACATCAAAACCAGGTGTAAGTTTCCCAAAAAATTTAAAAAATAAAAATATAGAAAACAAAATTAAGGATAAAAGACTTTCCATAAAAACAAATGACAAAGATAAAATTGCACTAAACAGCAAACAAATCAAGTTTTATTTGGATTCAAATTATGATGCAAAATTAAAATTTGCAAAATTTGTTGGCTACAGAATAGACTCAAGTATTGATCTAAATTCAGTTGAAAGTGCTTGGAATAATTTAACAGAAACAGAACAAAAGTCTTATATTAACAATGCAACCAATGTGGCATCAAAACTTATCACTGAGGACAAAATTATATATGAAGTTTCTGGACAGGAATATGCCAAGTTTTTAGAATCCCCATTGGCAACTGAAACTGTTGCAACTGTCAATGTAAACAATGCCGCTAGTGGTCAAGGCACATCAGCCGGAACCACAACAGGATCGGGAGGATATTACATTGGTTAGTGCATACGGAGGTACTGGTAGTGGCGGTGCAGGAACAACATCTACAAATGCTTCTTCCAACGGATCTACGCAAACTCCGTTATCAAACATAGGAGTTTCGCCCACAAAAGGAAATCAGTCAATTATTGAATTTTTAAGTGGCATCGAAGAGCAACGTGTAGAACTAGACGGAGCAGAATATGACGCCACTGTTGCTTTTTTTACATCAAGAGATTATGATACCCAATCAGCACAAAGTCTAGCATATGTTTTAATGAAACAAGCCAAGGCTGATAATGTGGATATATTCACAGTGCTTGACACGTTGAAACCATCAGACCCAGTTCAACTATCACAACTTGTAACTGAAGTCCTCAATGCATATAGATATAAAACTTCTGTGCTAGGATATAAAAATGATAGAACAGCACAGAGCCATGTATCAAGAAATATTAAGGCATAATGAATAGATGGGCATCAGGACTATTCAAACCAAAAAATACTGACAAGTATATTGGTAAAAAAACTCCTCGCTATAGGTCATCTTGGGAGTTTGCATTTATGCGTTTCTGTGATAACAATCCATCTATAACACAATGGGCATCCGAATCAATCCAAATTCCTTATAGGAATCCCCTTACTGGCAAAAACACAATATATGTTCCAGACTTTTTTATTGTGTACAACGATAAAAAACAAAAACGGGTGGCAGAATTGATAGAAGTTAAACCAAACAATCAAGCAAAATTAGAGTCCGCTGGAAAAAATGCACAAAATCGTGCCGCACTAATTGTTAATAGAGCCAAATGGGAAGCTGCAAATAAATGGGCCAAAAACAAAGGCATTCGTTTTAGAGTTCTCACCGAGTCTGACATCTTTAAATAACACAATGCAGGATGACACAATAACCATTGACGAACGTGATCTTATTAAAGCACTGATTGGCGCACAAAGATTAGCCGCACACAGAAGAACAGCACGCAAACAAAAGCATGTTGCAAAACGCAAAGGCAAGATCGATCATAGAACAGGACGTCCAGGCAAATCAAAATGACAAAAAAATTAGAAGAGATATTTAATTTGGACACTGCCCAAGATACAGCTGAGTCATTGAACACTAAACTAGAATCAGAACAAAATGATAAAGATGATGCACAAGCAAACGCATTGATACAGGAAAAAATCGGACTAGATAAAATTGATGCCGCACTGCCCCAAGTGGATGGACTAGAAGACGACAAGGAAATTGATCAATATTCTAACGAATCCTTTCAAGCATATAAAGATTTGATGGATCTTGGCATGAATATTGAACCAAGATTTGCTGGAAGGATAATGGAGGTTGCCTCTTCAATGATGAACAATGCCATAAATGCAAAAAATGTTAAAGTTGATAAAAAACTTAAAATGATTGAATTACAACTTAAAAAAATGAAATTGGACCAAAATAACGGCGATGAAGATGCTGTTACAGGCACAGGCACAGTGGTTGCTGATCGCAATGAACTGATAAAACAAATACTTGCATCTAAGGACAAAGATAAATAATACACAATGAAAACATTCAAAGAATATCTTGCAGAAGCAGTAAAGACATACCAAGCACGAATTAAGATTGCTGGAGAACTACCTGAAAATTTTGAAACAAAACTTAAAAATTACATGACCAAATATGAAACATTGGAGTTTAAAAAAACTGCATCTACCCCTGTGCAGGAACATCCACATGAATTTACCAGACTTAAAAATGTAGAAGTAACAATCTTTGATGTTGAAACATCCTATCCGATTGGATATCAACAATTAGAGTCAGTGCTAAAAGATGAGTTTGGTATTGCAGGAGATCACATCAGAGTCAAGCATCCAACTGATCCAACTGAAATAAAGCCAGAAGAAAAAGAATACGAACCTAAACTTACTGATGCTGAATACAAAGATGACACAGCAGAAGATGATCCTTTATATGGTGACGAATACAATATGACCATGTTTAAGGAACTAATGAAACTAAGACAAGACGATGGCAAAGATGAACGCGGTGGCAAAATAATTACTCCGGAAGAAGACAAACCCAAAGACGTATTCCATAAGGGATATGATCTTAAGCAATCAGATGGTTATTCTGGTTCTTCACTTACAAATATCTCAAAATAACACACCGTAAATACAATTATGGGACAAAGTTTACAAGGCAATCTCACCAAAAAGGCACATGCTAAAGTAAAATTTACTGATCAAGAAATACGTGAATTAAACAAATGCATGGATCCGAAAAATGGCCCATTGTATTTTATGGGACAGTATTCAATGATACAACATCCAACAAAAGGATCAATGAAGTTCGAAATGTATGAGTATCAAAGAAATCTAGTAAAAACTTATCATGACAACAGATTTGCAATTGCCATGTTGCCAAGACAAACTGGGAAGACCACTTGTGCGGCAGCTTATCTTATATGGTATGCAATGTTTGTGCCAGACTCCCAAATACTGATTGCGGCACATAAATTTACAGGTGCACAAGACATCATGAACAGAGTAAGATTTGTGTATGAAAACTTGCCTGACTTTTTAAGAGCAGGAGCTTATTCATACAACAGAAACACTTTAGAGTTTGATAATGGATCCAGGATAAAAGCAACCACCACAACAGAAAACACAGGTAGAGGTATGTCTCTGTCTGTAATTTATTGTGATGAGTTTGCATTTGTACAACCGCCCTCTAAAGCATCAGAATTTTGGACATCTCTTGCTCCAACACTATCAACTGGTGGAAAATGTATTATTACATCCACTCCCAACTCTGATGAAGATCAGTTTGCACTAATATGGAAAGAAGCGAACAAACGTTTAGATGAATATGGCAATGAACAGCCAGTAGGCAAAAATGGATTTGCGGCTTTTAGAGCATCATGGCGGGAACATCCGGAACGCACAGATAAATGGGCAAAAGAGGAAAGAGCACGTATAGGAGAAGAACGTTTTAGACGTGAACATGACTGTGAATTTTTGATATATGATGAAACATTAATAAAAGCAACAAAACTTATTGACCTCGAGGGACAAGAACCAATAGAAAGACACGGTCACGTAAGGTGGTACAAAAATGTAGAAAAAAATAAAGCATACATTGTATCGCTTGATCCATCTTTAGGGACTGGTGGAGACTATGGTGCCATCCAAGTATATGAGTTGCCTAACATGGCCCAAGTTGCTGAATGGCAACATAATTCTACTCCGATACAAGGACAGATAAGATTGCTTAAACAAATTATAGAAAAACTTGCAGAAGATCTACGTGCCAAAGGCATTAGCAATCCAGAAATATATTATTCAATAGAAAATAACACGATTGGCGAGGCTGGCCTAGTAGCTATTTCGGACATAGGGGAAGAAAACATTCCAGGACAATTTTTATCAGAGACTATCAAAAAAGGTCATGTGCGTAGATTTAGAAAAGGATATAACACCACACACAACAGTAAAATGTCCGCTTGTGCAAAATTCAAACAAATGCTTGAAAACGACACCATGATAATCAACTCAAAAAATTTAGTCTCAGAACTTAAAAATTTTGTTGCATCAGGTAATTCATTTAAAGCAAAACCAGGTGAACATGATGATCTCGTGATGTCAACACTACTAGCTGTGCGTATGGCATCAACTATATCAGCGTGGGATCAAAGATTATTTGATAGATTACGTGATAGTGACGAAGAACTTGTTATGCCTATGCCTATAATAATGTCATAAATACTGCAATGGACTTGAACTTAGTTGCCCAAGATTTGTTTGATGAACTCAAATCAAGATATGCACATCTTACATTAGGTGATGATCAAGCACAAACCACAACAGATCCACAACTAGCAAGGTTTTTTAAGTTTGACTGGAACAACAATCCTGTATCAATAGCAATTGATGAAGAAAATTTAAGATTGGTGTACAATAGAGACCTTGCTGATTCATTAGAAGAACAAGATCAACAAAATTGGTATCAATTTGCAAGGACCATGAGAGAATTTGCTATTACACATAACCTAGGTTTCAAACCGCAAGACATTGAAAAATTAGACCTTGAACAAGGTGACTTTGAATTCTTGTCTCAAGTAAATACAGTACAGGAAAACAAAATGCACGGCACAACAAGAACATCATATAGACCATTAGAAAAAACAAAAATGATTATCAGACACTCCAAAGCTGTAGATGAAGCAGTACCTGGAGCAAGGTCAAGAAACATCAAAGCAATTTTTATTGAAAATAACCTTGGAGAAAGATTTAGATTTCCATACAATTATTTGAATGGTGCAAGAGCCATGCAAATGCATGTTGCTAAAGGTGGTAATCCATATGATGCAATAGGGGAATCAATTTGTAAACAAGTACAGGAAATATCTACCATGCGTAAATTTACAAAATATGCACAACGTAATGGCATGATAGACGAAAGTACACAATCCTATATAGATGCCGCAAATATCAAAATATACGATTCCAAAAAATTATTAGGCAGACTGCAAAGTCAACAAACATATGAAAATGCAGTACAAGAACTACAAAACGCTGTTCAAGAAAACACACAAGACACAATTGACGGACTTGTAAAAACATTCACCAAAGAAACATTTGACGAAGATCTAGTTGATGCATTTAAAATTTTACCTATCAATGA